GTATAGGTTTTTTACCACAATTCCAAGATAACCAGCGATAGCCGTTAGAATGGAATACAGGATAGTTGCCCCATAAGTAGACACAAATTCATTAAACATAATAGTTCCTCCTTAAATAATTTATAAATGCTCCATCTATTGTAAGAGCCATATGATTGATTCTTTACTTCGTCCCTTTGCGGAAAATTTCAGCCAGAGATTCAAATAACTTTTTAATAACCTGAATGATAATATCGACAATCTTGTTTGTTTTCTGATCGTCTGATTCAACAACTGGAGGAACTTCCGGGGTGGGAGATTCGGTCTCGGTTGGTGCCGGCTGTTCCTTTGGGAAGTATTCTTCGATATCAGAGTCAGATACAGTTACGCCCATAAGCTGATTGTAAATGATTCGTATTTTTTGACCATAAGTATTGTTTGCCGCCATAGCCTTTTCGGGTGTATCATAGGTCTTATTATCATATCCGGGGCAAGCCCACCGACCTGCAAGCTGCTGCCAATAAGACGCAATACCCCTTGTAACATACTTGAAGCGTGGATCGATAATAGTTTCGCTTAATTCATCTTTTGAGCCATAAGCAAACAAGTGCTGTAATTGTGCAGTGGCACCGGCTTCAACAGAATCAAATTTATTACCCTCAGCACCATTTCCTGTAGCGCCTAATCCGCAGTAATTGTTTTGTTCTGGTTTAACAGAAGAACCGGCATATTTAAACCATCCTGTTTCAAGAATTGATTGTGAAATTGCCATAATTGGGTCAATTTTATATTTTGGTGCTAACTTACAGAACGCTTTTGCAATCTCAACATTAAAACCACTATTGTTTGACCGTATTTTTTTAATCGCTTTAACGCAGTCTTTTTCTGTACGAGAAATACTCGCATCAACGATTAAATTCTTTTCAGGAAAATCCAAATCATATACAGCTATAACCTTTGGTTCCTCTTTTGGCTTTTCTTGTTCCGATGGCGTTGCTGGTTGAGTAGGCTGTACAGGCGTTTCCGGCACTGGAGCTTTATACTCATACACAACTTCAAAATTCCAGTCAAACACTTTATAACCGACACCTGCACCGTTGCAGGCTTCTTTTGCATTGTCTAAAACACCATAGGCACCCACCTGAGATTTTGCATCATCTTTTGATTTCCTCACACGATACAATTTTTGAACTCCATCGGTGGGCGCAGTAGATGTGGTTGCAGACTTAACGACACTAAGGTATCTTGTACTGATAGGACTGCAAATTGAGTTTTTACCATCTTCGCTCTTGTCAATAACGGCGCGATCTCCAGCCACTTCCTTAACAATCCAATTCGTTGCTATAACCCAAGAAGGAACTGGTTTACCGGTGTAGTAATTTGCACCAGCAGCGACCTTTACAACATCGTTTTCTTTAACTGACGCATTAACTGCTGGAAGTTCTACCGCAGGTTTATCTACAGTGGCACCATCGGCTTTCAATAACGATGCAACATCAGCTCTGGCTGTTTCCATATTTTTGCCGTGCTTCGGGAACCAGTTATAAATATCGCTGTGATTTCCACCCATACCAAGTTGGTAACTATCTTGATGACACAAAATTGTAGGTATCTTTTTGCCGTTTACAGTAACCGAACCATTCGGGTCAATATTATAGAGCTTACAAAGATAAGCTGTAATTTCGCAAGCTTCTTTGTAAGCGGCGTTAAAGTATGTAGAATCTGTAAGACCGTCTTCACAAATTTCAAATTGAATCCAGCCAGTATTACAAGAACCATTACTGCCAGAACCACATCCCCACGGTCTATAATCCCAAGGCATTGTCTGTACGGTTGTAACCGTACCATCTGCCAATTTTCCAATCCAACAGTTCAAACCAGCTTCTCTGTCGATATGATTCCAGTCGTTGTTATAAGCATTTTTGCCTATCTTTGCAATCAATGCAGCACGGTCTGATGCATTATCGTCGGGTTGCACATAACGCTTTAGCGTCGGATTGTTAGCACCAGTGCTGTGCCAAAGAACGCCGACGACATTCATTTTTCTTGTTCCTTTATAACAAGTGCTCTGCGTCATCATACATTGCATCGGCTTATTAAATGTACCATATTTCATATATAAGTACCTCCTTTTATAACAAAAGAGCATAACCGGAATTGGTTAAGCTCAGTTTTATGGACAAAATGATTGCCCCAATAATTTGTTGTAATACTTGTCCATATCGTCGATTAAGTGATGCGTGTTTCCATATGAGGCAAACGATCTCCAACCTCCATATGACTGTCGGATTTTTTCAATGGACATTGTGCCAGCCTCATAGTTTTTAGCATATTTCCTTAGCTTTCTCTTCATATTTTCTTTACTGCGTTTACGCAGTTTGCAAATAACCTTGCCAGTATCAGTGAGATAGGTATGAAAACCAAGGAAGTCTATTCCGTTCTTTAACGGAAGTATCTGTGTCTTCTCATTAAGTTCAAGACCATAGCCAGAAAGATAATTACGAATGATTTTTAGACATTCTTGAAGATACTTTTTATCATTATGAATAAGATAAAAATCATCAACATATCTGCCATAACCTTCGATATGTAATTTTTCTTTTACCAGATGGTCTAAACCATTAAGTAAGACTAAGGCATATAATTGGCTACTCTGATATCCAATCGGCAATCCTACACCACCATTTGTGCTGACGGAGTCAATGATGGTGTCTGATAGCCACTTTATATCTTTATCAGCAAACAGTGTATTTAACTTTTCTCTTACCGCTTCATGGTCAATATGAGCAAAGAATTTTCGTATATCACACTTTAAAATCCACCCGTCAGCATAATGACCTTGCTCAACTGACACTAACGGTAAACCATTTAACCTTCTGTATTCTTCTGCCGATGCTTTATTTGAAAAGAAATGGTGCTGTAAATGCTTTTTAAGCCTGTCCAATCCAAAGCGTGTACCTTTCCCGAATTGTGACGCGTAATTGTCATATATAAGCTTATTGCTTATAGTAGGGTACAAAACATTATCACAATAGGAGTGCTGTATCACTTTATCCTGAAACGAACTTGATTCAATGTCTCTTTCTTTTGGATAATAGACTTTGAATTTTGTTGTCTTACCAACCTTGTAATTCTTGTTCTTCAAATCATCAGACAGGCGAACGCATTCACTCAACATATTTATTTCAAATCTGTTAGCGGAAGGGTTATTTAGTTTTTTATGACGAGCATCGTAAAATGCTCGTTTTATATTTGAGAAGTTATAAACACTGTCGTACATTTTTATATACCCCTTTAAATTCCTTGCTGTGTATAGTTGGTATGCAAATCGATACCAGACATCAGCATTCATGTATTTATCTGCAAACGCAATTAAATAAGGTTGCAAATATAAAAAGCAACCCAATAAGGTTGCGTTATTAGATGGGATATGCTTTCCTTTGGTAGTGACGATATTGTTTTCAGCAAAAGCTTACTCAGTCGAATCAAATCACCGAAGCCGGACGCACACCGATAATACCGTGATACGCATTGGCGTTGTTGTCATCACCGTCGCGATCCACATACCGAGCGTTGTACGAATTGTCAGCATTGGGAGAACGAAGCCTCAATAATACAAAACATACCCCAGAATATATTAAAAAGACGACCTTTTCGCATCTCCATTCTTCCACGAAAAGATCATCTTCTTCACTTCCATAACTTGCCTCACCCAATATTCGCAGCTTTTATCATTGATATAATTACTGTCAAGAGCCAATTCGATGTATAGTAATAGTACATCGCAATTATAAATTGCCTCAGACTGACAAAGCTGCCTTTGCGTAAACTGCTCTTTGATATTTGTATTTAAGTAGTTTGCCTTGAGCAATAGCTTGTATATTTCAATTACAGTTTTTTGCATTGGGGCAACAAGTGTAAATCGTGCTTTTTTAGGAAACCTATTTTGGTTATCAGTGATTGTCATTGTATGCTTTATCAATCTCTTTGTAAGTACAATCACTTTTAACTCATCGTTCTTATTAAAAATATTTTCCATCGTTAATCACCGCTTTTCTTGAAGCACAAACAATAATGCGGTTTTTCCTCTCCAAATAACCAGTATCTCAAATAATCGTCTGCTACGATGGCAAAAGCCGATAAAAAATACCACGCTACAGCAAACGGCAAACATATTTGACCAAGCAAATTAAACGGAAGATTAGAATAATCCCATATATGCAATCCTAACCACAAGTTCAACACGCAGCCAAAAATAAATTCAAGTATAACTACAATTAAAGAACCTATGAAGCATTGCAACCATATGGGTGTTTCCCAAGACAAATATTCGTTTATTTCACCTATGGCGAGAAAGGCTATTCCACCAAGAATAAACATTGTCCAATGTGTGCTCGATCCGCTAAATATTCCTTTCCAAATCAATTCAATAATGGAATACAAGGATCCGCCTATTGCAAACAAAGATAGCACTTTTGTAATTTTACTCAACAGTATTATCCTCTGCATTTAAAAATTGCTTTAGTACCTCTGAACAAAACTCCTGCGGAATCGGATCACCGTACTTTACAGCTCCTATTTCAGATATACTATCCATAGACATTACCCAATTTTTAAGGCTGTTGTAATACGATGTATGATATGTTTTATACTTGGTAGCTGTATCAATAACGCTCATAATGTCTGCCGCAGAATAATATGTACATAGTTCATCTGAAGCATGATATGGTATTAAAGTTTCACCGGAAGCAATAAGGGTTGATAATGTTATTAGGTTAAGCTGATCTTCGATTTTTAAATCAAAATGTTTTGTAGTCCCATCAGAAAGTGTAACATCTGTACCGATATAAATCACGGCTTGACAATCATTACTCAGCTTTTCAAGAGCTCTTTCTTTTACCTGTTTAACTGTTTCGTTTTCCACGGTAGGAATTTCTTCCTGTTCTGGTTCTTCCCAAGATACATCGTCTTTTCCATCGACATCTTCGATATCAGCACCGAGATTAAGAAGAACCTTTAACTCGTCAGCTTCGTCTTCTGTAATATCGGTTACAATCACATCTTCATAGTTTTTGCCGACGAAAGCGATCATACCGTCAATATGCCATGTTTTTTCAGAATCTGATGAGACAACGCCCATAGCATCATTTGCATTACATCTGCGCACCAGTTCATTTTTTCCCTGCTTGACCCATACCGGATCTTCAAGTACATCAATTACCTTATTTGAAGAAATAACTTTGAAATAACTCATACGACCACCTCTCTTTCAAATAATATGTTATATAATTTATTCATTTCAGTTACCGTCCTATACGCATTTAATATAAGCGTATGGCTTACCCAAGATTGATACGATGCTTTGATATCATCAAGACATAGAATATTCTTGATAAGCTTAAGCTTGAATTTCTTGAGTTTTCTTCTCATTCTAACTACGCTTTTATGCCAAATACGCCTTACGTGTTTTTAGTAAAATAGAAGTTAAGCAACGGGCCCCGAAAAGTTGTGCAGTAGGTCTCAAATAAAAGGAGCCATTG